TATATAATTTATAAAAATATAAAATAAGAATTCCAGTGAGCATTATTTCAGGATGTTATTTTTCCGCTCCCGTGGGGTAGGCAGGGTATTTTCTTCGATGGGGTTCTCAACTTCTTGCGGTTTTGTTTTTTGGAGAATAGCGACAAACTCAGTAAAATAGCTAAAATTGCAGTATTAGGTTAATAAATTATTAATTGTTAACTGTTTTAGGTGGAGGATTTTTTGAGGAAAACATTAGCCAAACTCCCTCTGGAGAGCGGTAATCTATCCCTATAACATCGCAAATCCTCTTCACTTCCGAAGGGGAGATTTCCTTTGTATGGCTAAATTCCCATTGTTCCCATACATGAGCAGGAATCCCCAAGCGGATTATAAAGCTATTCTTACTTTCATCCTCAAGCCTGAAATGGTTCAAGCGGGAAACGAATATTTCATAATTTATATCTGGAATATCTGTAATTTTTCCATGATATTTCCTGAGGAGTCTCAGTATGTTTTTAGAGGGTTCTCCTCCGAAAAGGAGCCATTGTATAAGTACAGGATTCTTAACTCCTGCTTTTTCAAGTATCTCCTGCCACGTCTTGACGGTAACTCCTGTATCAGGAGTATTAGAGAGCCGTGACATAAACCCGCGGCTTACCCCTATTCGGGAGTAGAAATTAGTTTTGTGCTCATAAGGGAACCGGAGCATCATGAGTCTCCGGAGAGGGTGACTCCAGCTATACTTCTTTTCCATCCTTGTCTCTCCTTTTTTTTGTCTTGTGTGTTTTTTTAACTTGACAAAATGTCTGATGCCTGATACATTCAACACTAAATAATCTATGACAAACCGTAATACAAAATTTTATGGTTGTCAAGCATTTTGTTATACGGAGGATTTCTTATGACGAGTGATGTCGCAGTAGTAGAACGGAATGAGGTTAAAGAGACTTTATTAAAGTCTCTTTTTCCGAATTTATCGGAAGCAGAAGCAGTTGCCTCCTACGAATGGGCGAAAAAGAGAGGCTTAAGCGTTGAGGCTAGGCAATGCTATCCCTTGAAGCTAGGAGGAAAAGTGCAGATGTTTCCTTCCATTGACGGGCTTCGAGTCGTGGCGGAGAGAACGAAAAAATATGGTGGCTCAGGGGATGCAAGATTCTTTGTCCGTTTTAAAGATGGAACAAAAGCAGTTGTTCCTCATGAACAACTAGACATGTCGGATGTTGCCGAAATTATTTCGGCTACAATATCTGTTTATCGTAAGGATTTTACGACTCCTTTATCCGCAACAGCACTGTTCAGGGGGTATGCAAAAGTTGACCAACAGGGGAGACCCCAAAACCTTTGGGCGACTATGCCTGACGCAATGATTCTGAAATGTGCGGAGTCATTAGCTCTCAGGAAGGCTTTTCCTGAGGTTCTCTCCGGAATGTATACGGTTGAGGAGATGGAGCAAGCGACTAATGAATCTCGTGCTGTTGTAACTCCAGCAAGAAAGCAAATTGAAACAAAAGTTATGGAAGTTGAAAAACAGGAATCAACAGTATGGGAGAAGTTCTGTGATGCCATAAAAGAAAAGGTTTCCGACTATGAGCCTTTGATTGTTTATGCAAACGAAAAGATTGTTGCTGAATTCGGAGTCTCTCCTGATGAAGTTGACGAAAAGCAACTAAGACCCTTCCTGAAAAAGATATGGGAATCCGCAAAGAAAGAGGGGATTGTGTGAGATGGATTATTCTCCTATCTCAAAAAGCGGGGTTGATACATTCCGAAAATGTCCTCAGCGGACTTATTTGGAGCATTGTGTTCCAGATAACAGGGCTCCCGTAAATGACTTCGCTGCTTTTGGAGGAGAGGTTCATACCCTCCATCAAGAGATGAGAAGGGATGACTTGACTCCTGAAGAAATGGAATCAAAGGCTAAATTCATCGAAACCGGGGAGCTCCTGTCATGGTTGGATACTCTCCATAACGAGGAAAAGGAATTAACCTCCTCGGCTGATTTGGATGTTTATGAACTGAAGATTGCCATTAATGAGCATGGAGAGGATGTATGGGACGATAATGATGCGATTGCTAGGGGGATTCTGGACAGACTCCGGATTATTGGCAAACGCGGGATAATTGATGAGTATAAATCCGGTAAAAAACATTATGACAGTCCCTTTGAGCGTGACCTTTATGCTCAGTTGGTTATCTCCAGATTTCCAGAAGTCAATCAAGTGACTTTTAGGAGAGTTCTCCCTCGGATAAAAAAGCTTTATGTGTGGGATTATCAATGGGGAAAGTCCCTGACAATAACATACAGAAACCTAAAGCGACAAACGAGTTTCGAGAAGGATTATCTCCTAAAACAAATCAATGAAATCCACAAAGAAATTCAGGACTGTAATCCACGTCCTGAATTAACTAACTACTGCAAATTTTGGTACGGGTCTCCGTGCTATTACTACAATCAATGCTTCGGAGGAGAACAATAATGGGATTTTTTGATGAGCTAGTTGAAGAATACGACAAACTGGAGGTGAAGATTTACCCTCCAAGAGTTCCTGATGGGAAATATATTGCCCGTTTTGATGATTATGAGCTTACCGATGGGGAATATGGAAAAGTTATGTGGTGGCATTTTACGGTAGTAGATGGGGAATATGAAGGATACTCAATCAGGAAACCAACATATTTATCGCAGGGAGAAAAAGTTTTAGCTCGATTTAAAAAGGATTTGTCAATCTTAGGGTTAACAGCAAAAGGGAAAGATATAGAGAATGAACTCCCAAAATTTAAGGGAACTACCCTCTTACTGGAAACTAGAACTAACGGAAAAACGCAGTATGTCAACATTTTTGAAAAGGTTTCGCTTGCAAGAATAAAGGAAAAACAAGCAGTTAAAAGTGAACCTGAATTTGGATTCTAATTATTAACGGAGGGTGAAAGGGGATATGGGGAAAACTTCCACGTCAACAAGTAATTATGATTTTTCGTTTGACCCCGGAATTGTTACTACTGGCTATTGTATATGGCGGGATAGAGAACTTGTTGGCGCTGGAAGTATTCATCCGCCAAAGGGGAATATGGTTGAGAGACTAGGATATTTATCCGGCAAAGTGTCAGGGCTCCTTAAAAAACATAAAAAAATTGGAACAGTAATAGTTGAACAGTTTGAGGGGCATGTTTCAAGGCACATGTTAGCAATGATGAAGTGCTCAGAAGCTCGTGCTGTTATTATTACTGCTTCCCTCCCTCTGGCGGAAAAAGTGATGGAAATATCCAAACAGCGACTATCCAAAGAAACGGCGAAAGAGATAGCTGAAATGTATGGATTACAGGGAAATGAGCATATTTATGACGCTTTTATTCTTGGAGTGATTGGAGGAATAGCGAATTTTTCTTTATGGAGGAAGAAATGATGGCTCCAGCGACTCCTCCGACTATCGGAAGATGTAATCTGTGTAAACAGCACAAGAGAATAAAGGGGTTGGATTTCTGCGGTGACTCAGTGATTAACAGTTTAGAATTCTGTCCGTTCCCTGAGTTAAAGTTTAACTGTCAAAAATGTGAAAAATATATCAATGGGTTCTGCACAATTCACGAGAGGAATGATTTTGTCAGTCCTAAGATAATTGTCAGATGCCCAAAATGGGGAAAAGAAAATGGAAACTATGCAAGTAAATTTAAATGATACTGCTAGTTTTTTGAAAGGATTGTTTAATCCTCCTACCAATCTATGCTTTCAGATTTTTGGAGACAAAAAGGATTCCGTTCTTTCAGGAGCCTATAAATACCTAACTTTTGATATGGCGTCAAAATGGCTTATCCGTAGTAATGAGCAGGGGTATGGAATCTTTTTCATGGTAAATGCAGGAGACGGGAGAGGGAGAACAAAATCAAGTATTTCCCGTATAAGAGCCATATTTGTAGATTTGGATGGAGCTCCTATTGAGCCGTTACTAGAAGCGACAAAAGAGGAGTTTTGTCCTACGGCGATTGTGGAAACCTCTCCTCAGAAGTTCCATGTTTATTGGAGGGTTTCTGACGATAGGCTAGATATGTTCTCGAAAGTTCAGAGAGCTATTGCTAGAAAATTTCATGGGGATATAAGTGTTAATGACTTACCACGAGTGATGAGGCTCCCCGGATTTTTTCATCTAAAGGGAGAACCATTCCTTACAAGATGTGTTTCCTTAAATCCTGATGCGGAATACAAACTAGATGAGCTTATTGATTTTTTTAAGCTCGATTTGGAAGAACCGCCATTATCTATCGGAGAAATCCTTCAAGAGTCTGATTCTTTTTTCCCAGAAGGAACCAGACATCAGTCATTAATTCAAGTAGCGGCTAGACTCCGAAACTCTTACCTTGATGGAGCTCCTCTTCTCAATGCTTTAAGGGAGGTAAATCAACAGAGATGTAGACCTCCTTTAACTGAGGAGGAATTAATCAAGATTTCTACATGGGTTTCAAAAAAAGAAGCTCTCCCTGTTAAAGCTAAACATAAGAAGAAAGAGAATGAAACAACAATAGTTTCATGGGTAGACTTGGTTGACCAAAAATTACCGGAACCTTCATGGATTATTAAGGGGATTCTTCCTGAAGGATTAACGGTATTAGCCGGGCCTCCTAAGGTTGGTAAAAGTTGGTTGATTCAGGGATTATGTCATTGTGTCACTCTCGGAACCCCTGCGCTCGGATGCGAAAAGTTCTCAACAAATTCTGGAGCGGTGTTAAATCTTGCGCTGGAAGACCCTCCCCGTAGATTTCAATCAAGGATAAAGAAGATTGCTAATGGAGGGGAAATTAGTCCAAATGCTTTCTTTACGAATAAATGGCCTACCGGGGAAGATGCTATTACATCAATAGATGAATGGCTTGAGAATACATCCTTTCCTAAAATGGTTATCGTTGACACATTTGCCAAAATCCGCTCAGGGGATACATCTTTTGGAACAACACTTTATGAACGTGAATATGAGGAACTCTCAAAGCTCCATGATTTAGCGTGGAAACATGGGATAGCTCTAATTCTTGTACATCATCATAAAAAAGGAATGACAGAGGATTATTTTGAGAAAATATCCGGTTCTAATGCAATTACAGGAGTAGCTGACACAATCTGGAGTTTTGTGAGACCAGACCGGAAGCAAATGATTGGAGAACTTACCATTAGCGGGAGGGATATTGGAGATACGGTTTTTGACTTGGAATGGAGCGACCAAACTGGACTCTGGACTTTAACTCAGGAGGAGGAGCAAACAGAATGCTTATTTCAGCAAGTAGCATAAGAAACTTAGCTAATGACGGTATAAAATTAACAAGTAGTTTATCCGGAAGACAGCTTAACTTCATAGAAGGCTCGGCTATTAACCTAAAGATAGGGAGGCTATGTGTTTTAAAACGTCAAAGAAATCCTCCTATAATAGGGGTTCATGGAACAGCAGGAACAGAAGTAGAGGATGTTGAACTTTATAGTGATGCTCCTGATAGTTGGATGTTGTTACCACATGAGTATTATTTGGCTCAAACAGTAGAGTCAGTTAGTGTTCCTTCCTTTGCTCATGCGTTTATTGAGTCACGCTCAAGATGCCTCAGGTATGGTGTAAAGGTTTATTCCGGAGGAGTTCATCCGGGATTTAATGGACAACTAACAGTTGGAGTAGAGGTAGTGAGACCTACAATTATTGAGAAAGGGGCAGAATTTATTCATCTGGTTTTTGCTGAGTTTGATTCTCCACAAACAGACGCTTACAAAGGGATATGGGGAGGAGGCAGGATAACAAATCCTGAGATGGAGCGACCAAAATGAAAATATTAAAAATTATTGGTTGTATTGTTATTTTCTTGGGCGCTGTCCTTTTGACTACCTATTGTATGGGGCATGTTACCTTGCGGCAATTACAGTATGAGACAGGATTCTTGCAGATGCAAGTAATGAGACTAGAGAACAAGATGAACTTAATTCTTCAGCAGGATAAATGTGATTGCATACCATTTTTTGAAGTTACCAGATTGAAACGGCTTGAGGATAAACTTGACATTTTGTTAAAGAGAAAAACAACAACACTTTCTATCCTTTCTGACGAACAAGGGGTAGAAAAGAAATGAACGCTCTGATACGGGTATTATTAAGGAAATATCGTTTGTGGGTTTTGTCGAGGAGATATAGATGATTATCAAAAAATACATACTCCTTGGAGCTTTAGAAAAGGTTGTTACCGGGATAGGAAAATCTAACATGCCTATCTTGGATTGTATCAAACTTACGGCAGGAGAGGAAAAACTAAGGCTTGAGGCTACCCATCTAAATTATGGGGCGATTGTTGAGATTCCGGAAGCAGATGAAACTTTCGGATGTTGTGTCAATGGTTACAAGTTCCTTGAGATTATTAAATGCTGTGAGACAGATATTAGACTTACTGTAAACAGTAACCGACTGCAAATAGATAGCGGTAACTCACATTTTACTCTCCCCGTTTTTCCTGTTGATAGTTTTCCTTTATGGTTAAAACCGGAGGAAAAGGAGTTTATCAGTGTTAACAGAGAACTTTTTATTCAGGAGATTGAAAAAGTTAGATATGCGGCATCAACGAGCGAGTCGAGGCTCAATCTTGATTGTTTATTTTTCGATACGAACGGGGAATTAGTTGCTACCGATGGGCATAGGTTGACTCTATCAAAAAGGAGAATCTTGGGGGAACTTCCACAAAAACTCCTTCTCGATAGAATAGGTATAGACAAAGCAATTAAGTTCTTGACAAGATATTCATCTAACGATATGTATTACGGGATTTATGAGAAATATTTTGTTATACGGGTAGGGCATGATGCTTTTGCCATCCAGTTAAGAGACGGCGACTATCCTGATTATAATAAACTCCTTAGTGGATTGTCTCATGATGTAGTATTTACTGACACTGAGACATCTCTAAAAGCGGCGATAAATAGGGTTTCTGTAATGGCTTCTGATGCTCATAAAGCAATAAGATTAGAATATTCAAACTCTAAACTTTCCCTTGTGGTTGATAATCCTCAAGTAGGAAAGGCGGAGGATGTTATTGAGGTGAAAGGAGGTGGCGGCGAAGTCGAGCTTATTTTGAATTTGGATTATATTCTTAATACTTTAGACTTTTTTAAAGTTCCTGAGATATCTATTTCTAGCAAGGTTATACCTGTTACAATCAAAGAGTTTGGTTCTGATTCTTATTTGGCTCTTGTAATGCCGATGAGAGCTTAATTCTGTTAAATTTTAGGGTAAAGGTATGTTGCAAAGAAATCTGCCTCAAAATATATTAGAAGAACAGGGTTTGCCTCTTTCAAGGGAGGCTTCTAAAACGTTAATCGAATGGTCTGACAAACAACTTTTTTCTGAGTCAACCGACTCCTTCATTCTGTTTTTTGGAGATTACATCCTTGTCTCTAGGCGTATGAGGAATTTCCTCTATCCTTTGGAGATAATAAATCCTGATGAAGGGAATATGTGCGCGTACTTGTCAAAATATGATTATCTTGATATTGCTCGGCAGCATGAAATAACTCAACAGCTTGAAGAATTTGCTCTAGGTTCAAGAACGCAAATATCGCTTGATTACTGAGTTTATGTTTCTCCCCTTATGTGAGACCTCCTGATGGAGGTCTTTTTTTTTGCTTGACATAGAAAAAATCGCACAATATATTTGAAGCACAAAACATAACACAAAAGGGAGAAACAACATGAAAGTCTATGAAACCATTACTCAGGAATTCATTGATGCTTTATCCAAGGGTGTAATTCCTTGGAAAAAGGAATGGCGTAATTTTACCCCTTCTAATCTTTCCACGGGAAAAGAATACAAAGGAATAAACAGAATAATCCTTTCCATGAAAGGATTCTCTTCCCCTTATTGGGTAGGGATGAAACAGTGTAACGCTCTTGGAGGTAGAATTAAGAAGGGAGCTAAGGCTTCCAATATCGTAAAATGGTGGATGGAAAAAGAAATCCTTGAAGATGGGTCTGAAAGGCTTGTCCCTAAATACCCCTTAATTCTCAAGGTTTGGAATGTTGAACAGACAACAGGAATTGAAGACAAATTACCTGTTGTCAATGCGAATAATCATCCTATTACTCCTGCGGAAAAAGTTGTTAATGGAATGCCGAATAAACCCGTCATAAAACATGTTGACGGCACTCCATGCTATAATTTAATTACTGATGAAGTTCATATTCCTGCAATAAAAGCTTTTATAAATAGCGATGCGTATTATGTGACGCTCTTTCATGAACTAGTACATTCGACCCTCCATACCTCAAGGCTTAACAGAAGAAAGGAAAAGAATATTAATCAGAGCAATCTCCAGACATATTCTCAGGAGGAGTTGGTCGCGGAGATAGGGGCGTCTTTTTTATCCTCGGAAGCGGGTATTTCTCAAGACTTGGAAAATAGCAAAGCATATATAAACGGTTGGGTTCGATTCCTTGAGAACCATAAGAATGCTATAATCATAGCGGCTCAATCGGCGGAGAAAGCGGCAAACTTCATAATGAATAGATAAAAAATAAAAAAGGAGGAGCAATCCTCCTTTTCTCTTTCTGGAGGTGTTTATGATATTGCAAGAATGTAAAATCTGTAAAAATCGCACTTCATTAAAAAATATTTCCTGCGGGAGATGCGGAACTAATCTCCCCAAGTCTCAACGGGCATATTGGATTTCAGCTAGGAATAAAGAGGGGAAAATGTGTTCCCGGAGATTAGGGGAGATTCCTTTAAGTGAGGCAAAAAGGCAGGAGGTTCTCTTCCGGAGCAATTTAAAGGAAAAAGAAACCTCTAATGAGATAATGTTCTGGAGGGATGTTTGTTCTCCCTATATCCAGCGGCTTGAGATAGAATCCCGGTCGGAAAGTGTTATCTATGAAGCAAGAAAAACTCTCAAGTCAATATCTGAGTTCTTCTCCGGAAAAAAAGATATTCCTATTAAAGAAATATCTCCTCGGCTAGTCGAGGATTACAGATTAGAGAGGCTTAAGACTGTTTCAAAAGTAACAGTAAATAAAGATATTGCGATAGCTCATGCGGCTTTTAATTATATTCTCCCTGACGAGAAGAATCCTTTCCGGGTTAAGCGGTACAGGGTGGATAATTTAGTTACCAATCTTCTCTCGAAAGAAGAGGAACGAAACCTCTTTGAAGCATTAAAAAAACTAAAAAATCCTCATTATGGAGAGATGATTTTCGTGGCTTTTCAAACAGGCTTACGAAAACATAATATAACCCATCTCAGGCGTGACGAAGTAGATTTCCAGTATAAGACCCTCCAGATTATCCAGAAGGGCGACAGGAGGCTTACAATCCCTGTAAATTCATCCGTGGTTGAGTTACTCCAATCTATCCCTGAGAATGGAACTCCTTTTTTCTGGATTAACAAGTATACCAAAAAACCTTACAGAACTATCCATTATGATATTTGGGCAAAGGTAAAAGAGTTGGCAGGAATTAAGCATCCTTTCCGAATTCATGATATTAGACATGTAGCGGCTACAAAAATCCTTGCAGTTTCTCATTCCCTTAAAGTTGCTCAAGAGTTCCTCGGACATACTACGATTAAGCATACTCAAAGATATGCTCATCTGACAGAACAACAGCTTAGAGAAGCTATTGAGAAACTCAGGTAATCAAAAAATGATTACCAGTATCCAGAAAGGGTATTTTAAATGGAAAATATGTGTTTTTCTGGTAATCATTTTGGTAATCATTTTTCTTTAAAAACACAAAATACGTTCCACGTAACGAACACTTGATACTTTTTGTTGCGAGGTTCTTCTGTCATGACAAAGATTCATAAGTAGTTTTTTATTCTTCATCATCTCCACAATCGCAGTTAGGCAACATCCAACGAAAGACCGCCTGAACGGAACCAAAATAATTCGGTTCGTCATAGCCCATGACAACTTCAGGCTTAATATTACAGGAGAAAAAGATATTAGTAATCATTTTAGTAATCATTTTTTATTAAAAACTAAATATGCGCTTTAGTGTCAGAGATTAGATGAATCAAAGAGGTGGCTGACTAAAATCTTTATGTCCACATGAGGCAGCTAATTATAAAAGAGTCAAAGCTTTTCCTCTTTGATTCTATTTTCAAGAAAAAAAATAGGGGGGAGTATGAATTTGATTATAAGGATGTTTTGGTATTTCTTGCCAAACTTCATGAATTTAATTGTTGATTTTATTGAAAAATTGCTTGTAGAAATTGATAAAATTGAAAAAGAACCGGGGATTGATAATCTGCAAAAAAAGGAGAGGGTTTCTCTTTTTCTTAAGGGTGGATGTCCTTTTATTCCTGATGAAGTAAATTCAATCATAGTTGAAATTGTTGTAACAATCTACAAATCAGGGTTTTCGGCAGAGTTGCTTGATAGTATTCAGGGAATTGTTAATGATTTTCTGGCATCTATGGCGACAATCACTGAGACTACAAAAGCGGCTATTGTGAAAAGGGTTTTAGAGGAGCATGGTGATATCCCTGAACGTGTTGTTCGTGTTGCTATTGATTTTATCCTGTTGAGATTGGGGAAATGATAGATTCGATTGATGAATTAATCCCTACTGATTCTTACTTACCTACGGGAGGGCGTATGTCCCTCCCTCAATGGATTGTTCATGCTGGAATAATTATCCGGGGAAAAAGGTATTCTCTTAAGGGGCATGAATACCTAAAACAAATCCTTGAGGATACGCATCCTGACCAATCCTTTGAGAAAGCGGCTCAAGTTGCAATTAGTACTCTTATATTAATAAAATCCCTCTATGTCTCAGACCATCTAGGGAAAAAGGTGGTTTACTATTTTCAGGATGATAACGCAGTAAGTGACTTTTCTGCTGATAGAGCAAATCCAATGATTGAGAGTTCACAGTATCTTCTCTCCAGAGTTAGAGGAACAGACAGGGTAGGCTTGAAACATGTAGGCCCCGGAAGCTTATTTTTTCGTGGCCTCTGGAGTCGAGGAAAAGTAAAAAGCTTGGATTGCGATATGGTAGTTCTGGATGAATTAGATGAGGCTAGGGATGAAAATATTGCATTTGCTAAAGATAGATTATTACATTCCGACCTACAATGGGTTTTCGCTCTCTCCCAACCATCGCATCCGGGATTTGGCATAGATAGGGAATTTAATGAGACCGACCAACATTATTGGTTCATTATTTGCCAAAGTTGCGGCCATAGAAATCAGTTTGAACTCAATTTTCCAGAAAATTTTATTCCAATAGCAACAAATCAAAAGAAACTTTTTCCTGAGGGAACTACACATTACCGCGGATGTTCTAAATGCGGAAGCCGACTTAATATGGCAAATGGTGAATGGATTGCGAAAAAACCTTCCAAAACTCGTAGGGGTTATCATCTGAGTCAACTATATACTCAGGTAAAACCTGCTCATGGGCCTAATTATGCGACGCGATGTATGGCGCAATATGAATCCTCCAAAAAATCCCAAAACAAGCTTGCAAACTTTCAAATTTCTTGGCTCGGCTTCCCCTTTGCCGGAGGGAGTGCTAGGGTTACTCCGGAGCTATTAGAATTTATTTCTGGAGAATATGGCTTTAGTTATGGGGAGGCTGACTGTTTCATGGGGGTAGACCAAGGAGACGTATTAACAATTTCTATTGCTACCTTCAGGAATGGAAAACTTAGATTTGTCTACTTCGAGGAAACAGAAGACTGGTCGAGGCTTGACTGGTTAATGTCGAGATTTGGTGTTCGTTTTTGCGTGATAGATGCACAGCCAAATAAATATTCAGCTAAGAGCTTTGCGTCAAGACATAGAGGCCATGTTGCAATCCAATATTTTGCACAATCTCACAATATGGAAAAAAAAGAACTGCTCGATGGAAAAATAGAAATTGATGCGGTTCTAATAGATAGAACGGAATCTATTGATTCAATGATTGACAGAATGGAGCAGGGATTAATAGAAATCCCTTCAAAAAAATTATGTAGTGGACAATCGCTTTCAACTATTGAGGACGTTTGGAGACATGCTCAGAAGCTTGTTGCTAAGTATGAGACGACTCCAAGCGGATTAGCTAAGAGAGTTTATATTCGTGGCCATTCAATAGAGAATCACTTCGGAATGAGTATGAATAACGCATGTTTAGCGGCATTCGATATGGGGAAGCGTAGTTCTGGAACCTGCGTGATGCCTATCTGGAAGGGTTTCGGTAACGCATAGAAAATAACGGGGGAAAGATGCCAAAAAAGGAAAAGGATTTTCCAAAGGTTGTAGCGCGTGTTTCACGAGACCCTGAGACAAGTTGGGTTGATACACGTTCAAAATTTATATCTCAATTGATGGAAATTAACGCTCAATTTCCATTTTATTTTTATGAGGCGATAGACAATTTATTTTTAACTGACCCTTATTGCGCTAAATATTTAGCTAGCACAGTATCTCTAGGGAATAGCGGCCATAGGCTTGATATTGATGCTGACTCTGAGGCAAGAGCGACGGAGGCGGTTAAAGTCGCAAACGATTTAGCGGCTAGATGCTATCCATTTGGAGGGGGAATGGATGGAGGAGTCAATGGGCTCCTTTCTCAAGGAGCGCGCGCGGGGGGGATGTGCGCGGAATGGATTCCTTCCCCTACCCTCTCCCAAATAGATGAACTTGTTCTTGTTCCGATTAAAACTTGTAGGTTTCGGTATACCCCGGAGTTTAAGATGGAACTATGTCAAGTTCAAAACTCAGGACTTGTTCCTCTCAATCCGACTCAGACAACTTTTCATGCTATTTTTTCAAGGGATAATAATCCTTATCCTATCCCTCCTGCATTAGTAGCGCTTGAATCAGCGGCTCATCATAAGAAAATTACGGCTTCAATCAGGGATTGGATGGATAAGTTATCTGCGCTCGGAGTGCTTATAGCGGAACTTGAGCCTCCTCCAAGAGATACAAGATTGACACAGAAGGAATATGACGCGGAATGTGAAGTTTATCTGGATAAGGTAGCATCAACGATAGTTCAGAACTTCAAGTCGGGAGTTGGAATAGGTTACTCAAATTTAAAGTTCCAGTTTAACAATACATCGGCAGGAGCTCAAGGAGCAAAAGATATTCTTCAAATAGTATTACAGGGGCTTTTTGCGGCACTCCAGCGAGACCCTATCTTCTTTGGTTGGAGCTTTTCTTCGAGTGATACTTTTGCAAGGGTAGTATACGAAGAGATGCGGCAGGGAATAAAGATGTTCCAGCTAGGGGTTAAGCGGGTAGTAGAGCATGGCCACAGACTCAATTTGGCTCTTAGTGGGCTCGGAGATGTAGGAATATCGGTAAAATTTAATGATATGGGCTCCCTTGATGCTTTTCGTGATGCTCAGGCGGAGCAGATGCGCGCAACAGCTATTGTCACGCAGTATCAGTCGCAGATTATAACACTGGAAGAAGCAAGAAAGGCTTTAGGATATTCTGATATTTCTGCTTCAAGCGGAGCTTTTGTAGCTTCCTTCAATCAAGGCGCAAAAATTTATGAACTGCGACCGTATAAAAGGAGGGCTTGGACAGGGTTTGATGCCTCCCCTTTATCATTACCAATAGCGGAGAATGGAGAGTCATTGACGATGTAAATAAAAGATACAGATGGGAAATAGCGGAGATGGTTAAATCCGCTAATGAGTTGGCGGTTTCATCAACTTTAAGGTGGATGGGGAGGATATCTCCGGAGGAAACTGGAACAAATATCATTGAAGCAGCTACAAAATTTTTTATAACTCAAGTCGAACAATCCTTAAATCCTGATGAAATAAATTCAAGAGCTCTTTTAGCGTTTCGTAAAATCTGGAAGGAATCCTCCGACCCAAGAAATGTTTTTCCGGGGTGGAAGGAAATACCAAGATTCCAGATAGTATCAGGGGAGGTTCATGATAATGCCGTTAAATATATGGCAGGATTGGACTCCTTTTTTGTTTCTCGATATATCTCCGAAAGCGACCAGCGGACAAGAAGAATAGCAGATTATTTACGCAGAGAATACCAAGAAAAGGGTTGGGGAACTGGTTGGAGTAGAAGGGAATTAAAAGCATTTGGAAATCGTTTCGGCGAGACTGTTGAGGAACTTGGAATTGAGGCTGTCAGAACGATTATTGATACGGGAGTTGGAAGAGCGAGGGTTTGGTCTACCCTTGATACACTTGCAAGAACCGGCTTTGCTACCTTTACGATAGGCGGCCCTGTTGATAATTTGACTTGTCGATGGTGTGCGCTTATGAGAGGGAGAACTTTTAAAGTTGCTCCTGAATTCAACAAAATGACAAGGATGGTTAGTGAGGGTAGAGAGAATAGAGAAGCGTTTGAGCCTTTCTTTGTTAATCAATACGGAACAAACGAAAAATTCCTCGAATTAAAGGAGATGGGGAGCGCTGATATTCAGAACGCAGGAACGGCTCTTCCTCCTTATCACGGTAGATGTAGACACTATATACATGCGGGGGAATCCCCACAATTCAATCCGAAAGAGCTACCTCCAGCGGAAGTTCTACCTCCTCCTGTTATTCCTAAGAAAGAGAGAAAGAAGAAGGCAGATTTACCGGAAGAAATCTTCATGAAAGATGGAGATGGAGTATTATCCTTTAAGTTTCCGGATTTTAAGACTCACGAGGAGGCAATAAGACAAGTAGAAAAAGAGTTTGGGAGTTCTTTAAAAATTGAGCCAAACTTTGACATTAGAATGGTTAACCAAGCTATTGCGGGAATGAGACTTTATAAAAAATATACTGACTTGGATTTTAAGCCGCTCAGTTTCCATTTTGGAGTAGAAGATGCCGATATAGGGACAACTAGACATAATAACAACTGGAGGGGAATGTTTTCTCCTTATTATCTTCCTAATGGCAAGGACATTAAGGCTGTAATTTATCTCCATAAATATACTATGAATGGTAATACTATACCCGCAAATATCGAGACGGTGGATGTTAAAAATAATATCAAGAAAGATATTGACTTCCTTAAAGAGCACAAGAAAGAGCTTGAGCTTAGAATAAAGATGGGGGAGGATTTATTAAAGAGATATGAAAAGGGTTATACCGCAGAAGATATTAAGAAGCATTCTGCTATACAGAAACAACTTGAAATGTTCAAGGAAGATTACGGACTAATTGATGGCAGGGTTACAGAATTAAAAGGGAGATTAAAGTTATATGAAAAACTCTCTGTCATAAAAACTAAGATGTACCATTTAGGAAATGATTTTTACCTTGATGGAGTAGCTTCATCCTTCAAGACAATGGTTCACGAACTGGCACACGCTTATCATCTTCAAAACAATCGACGGGTAGTTGATGTTCTAGGTGAACGATATAATTACTATGATTATGCAGATAAAAGACCTGCTCCAGCGGCAGAAAGGGTTTCGGGGTATGGAAGCACACAACCCGGAGAGAATTTTCCGGAGGCAGTATCAGCTTATCTTATGGGACAACATACTTTTTTAACAGGTAAGATGATAAAATTTTTTGATTCCATTTTCCCTAAGTTGAAGCTTGGAAAAGTTATGGAGAAAAAACTTAATTCGATTGCAGAAATTTATGATAAACAAATTGAAAAAATTAGAAGGACTATTTGGGAGGCGGCAGAGGAAAGGGAAAAGAGATATTTTGAGATAAGGAATGCCAAAAGAGACACTCTCGGACAACGTATTTTTATTGGTAATGAAGAACTAGCAAAGAAATTTGATGGATACTATGAGGAATACAAAAATCTAAGCTATGAGACGCTTGACGCAGAATTGTCAAAGATGCCTCCTGTATTAAAAGCTTCAGAATTGATGGGAAAATTTCCCGGAACTCAAAAAGCCGTTCATCTACGTTTTATGGCAAAAGTTTATCAGGGGCTCCAAGGTGTTATCACAAGTAGAGCGAGAGACTTGAAAAAGTTGATAACCTACCAAGGGCTTGACACAAAAGCTTCTAAGTTCTTCTCAGAGAAAACACTGGACGCATTAGGGGAAAGCTTACCTTATGTAGACATTAATGACAAATTAGTAAGATTTGACAAGGATATGTATGTAAGAGCTAGGGCTCTAGGACAAGCTCATTTGAGAGCATATCTAAAGAAAATTGCTTCTGCTCCTAAAAATAGCGCTGAATATAAAGAGTTCAAAAGACTAACAGGGGAGACTGAATTTAAGGAAGATTTAAAAATTAATCTATTTCATGGGGTAGGTTATCCTGACATGAGTAAAATGAGAGTCATGAACGCAATAACTGACGCAATGAATGGAGGAAATCCTTACATAAAAGTCAAAGAAGAGTGCGTATCTACTTATTTTACTAACACTGAAGTGATGAAGGATTTATCAGTTCCTCAATCAATGATAATCCAGCGACAGATTCCTCTTCATGATATTATGTATTGGCTTGCATCGAGAAATCGCCCGTGGATTCATGTAAGAAACTTAGACAGGTATAACACAATCCATTACAACGATATTGTTAAGAATGCCTATTTTGATATTGAACAATCCCTCGAAAACGATGGAAAAAGTTTTTTAAAGAAAAAACTTGACAAAAAGTGATATGTGTTGTATGTATGACATAAGGAGGAAAATTGCCATTAATTGAAATCCCTTTGGTAGATTATGACGATGGAGTTGTTTTAAATTTATGCGCCTCCCCAAATATAACTGAAATAGCGGAGGCTAGAAGACTAGAACAGTTAGCCAAAAAGGGAGATAAGGAAGCAGAGGAAGAGTTTAAGGCTAATTACATTGATTTATGGGCGACGAGATATGAGTTGTTAGGAGGTTTAACAGATTATGACTTAGAGTTAATCTTCAAGGAGGAAAAAAATGAATTGGGATAACGGCGTAAACTGGGTAACAGCAGAAACAGAATATGATTTAGATTTATATGCCGGAGACCCTAATGATTTAACGGAGTTTACTCCTATGTGCTTTTCATGTTTTTGGCATAAATGGGGTTTTAGTCATTATGTTTGTCGAGCTTTCCCTAAGGGAATTCCTCCTGATATCTGGAAAGGGGATATTTTTCACGACTTCGCAATTGAGGGAGATAATGGTTACAGGTTCTCATACAATGAAGATATTCCGGGAATGGAGGAACTTAAAAAGAAATACCCCATAAAAAGATACACAGACGCAGAATAAGCGACTTTCCTCCGACGGGTGTATGTTTATATTACCCGTCTTTTTTTTTTGCTCAAAATACCTCTCCTTTGACGTTTTGTATTTTTTGTTGAACTTTTAATAAATTAACTTGTCTGAAAAAATGCCGACTCTTTATAAAAAAGGGAACGCTTCTTTCAACAGGGGGGGATTTTGAAAGAACAGAAAATATCGTTTTCAGCAATCTCGGAACCTCGGCTTACTTCTTCAAATGCACAATTAGAAAATGCTCAACAGGAAGAAAATCCTGATATTGTTAGGGTAACATGGCGGCTAATTTCGGCCGTTAAAGCGTGGCCTTCAAACAATAAAGGGAAAGAACTCTGCGTAGACTACGGCGCTTTTGATGCTCAGATGCTCAAGGACGCCGTTTCTTTTATTAATGAGCAAAAACCTGATTTTATTTGGGTGCATGGAACCGATAGCAGGGATATAGCTGGACATATTGAGAATGCTTGGTTTGAGGAATCAGAAGATATTCCTCCGGGGATAAATGCTGACATTGTTGTTCATCGTAAGTACGACCCTAAGGCGGCTCTAGGGCTTGAGGAGGGGATTATAAGGAACGGTTCAATAGGAATTAATGCTTTTTGCGTTCCTTCGCATCCTAAGATGTCTCCAGCACAATTTCTCAAAAATCAAGGCAAGGTAGTAAACGGGGAGGAAGTAAGATGGCTTCCTAAGGATTTTATCTCAGTTAGTCACATGGCGATTGTTCCTGCATTGCATGGCGCTGACCCTCATGCAGGAATAAGGCTATTAAATTCTTTAGTTGAGGAAGAAAAGATGGATGAACAGACAAAAGAAGTAACTCTACTTAGGAATCTGTCTCAATCTCTTGGATTCAAGATTGATGAGAGCTCTGATGAGCTCCCTGTTGGAATCGAGGAGAAGATTGAATCTAAAATTGTAGAGCTACAAAATAAGGTTTCTGATTATGAAAAGATTGTAGAAAAAAACAGGCAGTATGAAAGTGAAATCGCAAAGCTTGAAGGCTATGTGAAGGCAGAGAATGAAGCTCTAACATGTTCGCAGATTATCTCAAGACTTCCACAGAGGCTTGCGCTTGCAAACGCGGGAGAGGCTCTACTTAACCATCAAAGAGATGAGGCTTTACGATTTTTCGATATGAGCAAGTTCTCTCCTGATAAGCAGGAACTCAATGCTCATGAATCGCGAATTAGACGCAGAATTGAGAGCTCCAATGATTTGGAATTTCTTAATGATATGATTGAAGAATATCGCGTAATTGCTGAAAATAAAATGGGTTCTAAAAGGACAAGTGAGCATCCAGTTCTTGATAATGAATCAAAAGTTCTTTCCATAAAAGAACAAGAGATAATTGAAGCAGTTAAAAAACTACATAGAAGATAAGGAAAACTAGGGGGGAAATATGGGGCCGAAAAAGCTTGAGAATATTTTGGCTATTTCGTTCGCTTGTGATGCGAACAGTGTTGCTGTTGGGGATTTGGTGAAGATTGTTTCTAATAATAAAGTTGCAGTCGTAACAGAACCAACAGATAAAATTATTGGGAGAGTTTGTGTTTATCGAAAAGATGCAACATCCTGCACAGTAGCGACAAAGTTTAGAAATTGCCTCTATGATGTTGTAGCTGGAGAAAATCTCTCCGTAGGGCCATTTGTCTATGGTGGAGAGAATAAAGCTTATCAGTATGTTTCTGGAACTAGGTGTACTGTTACTGGTTCAAAAGCCGGTACCTTTGCGATTACCGCGGATACAAACGATGAGCTCAAACTAAAATACAGAAATGGTAGCACTGAGACAATTGAGTTAACGGCAGGGGCTTCCAGAACAACGGCGCAGATAGCGGCTGATATTAA